TTGAATATTGAGTACTACTTATTGGTTGCTGAACACCACTTGTCCATAAGTCAGCACCGCTTTGTGTAAGAGTAATATCATCATCATAATCTCCAGTTATTTGGGAATTATAGTACTTGAACCTAACTTGGTCTCCATATGCTAGAATATTATCAAAATTTTCTTGTGCATCTCCTGCTATTGTCATCTTATTAAACCGCCTTATAATAAGACATAGCGTATCCGAGGTCATTCATTGAGCTCATTGCTATCTCTCTTAATTTAGTTGGTGTATCCTTCGACATTGTCGATAAAAAGCTCATTGCCGCTATCTGTGACTTTCCTTCAGTACCCACGCTCATATCACCCAATTTAAGTGTATCTGAGCTAGTTCCTCCGTCGTCTACCATAATAGCCCCACCCGATACTGCTATTGTAGCACTCCATGCGAAAGCTTCTTCCAAAGCGTCTGCTTTAGATAAGTCTGTTATAATATCCTGATACTTCTCTGGAATATTACTAGCGTCAATACTCTCACCTGTAAAATTCTGAACTTTAATCCTTTGTAAGCTCACAGTGTCCGGTAATGCTCCGCTAACTCCTGTTGGCAAAACCCATTTTGTTGCAATATGTGTCGCTATACTACCTGTACTATTTAATACCATCTTATATCCTCACTTTTGTTAATTTAGTTATACTATCATCTCTATACAAAACATTCTTTCCTGCAATATCCCTTTTCTCGTCTCTGCCTACTTCTTTTCTTTTAATAATTCCATCTTTTATAAGGCACTCCTTAATTATATTTCCCAAAAGGCTCTCAAAGTTAATACTCCCCTCAATTAACTCTTTCTTTTGGAGTTTATCTCTAACATTCTCTTTCACTTTGTTATATACTTCATCCCATGTTACCATTTATACATATTTGTAAGTTATTTGGATTTGAAGTTCTCTATCTCCTTCAAACGCAATACTTCCTACAACCTCCCTATTGAATAAGTTACCATTACTAGATTGATTAAGTAAACCAAACTCTGTAAATGTTAAACCACTAACTTCTGTAGATGAATAATCTCCAACCCATGTAACACTTTTACTAACTGATAAATCTGTAGAAGTAATACCATTCCTGTCATATTCATGCTCTAAAGTTGTATCTGCAATATCTGCTGCTGTTGTACCCGAACCAATAGCAATATATCCAGGAGTTGTTCCTGATGCACCAATAATCTTAGATATTGAGTCTAAACCATCTGTTGTTATTACCATTAAAAATCACCTCCACTTGTAAATAATACTGAACCGGCATCAGAATAACCTATCCTTGAATCACTATTCTGAATTAATCCATGTTTTGCTGAATGAAATACGAAATTACTACCAATATTTTGTCCCCATACATCATAGTGCACTTGAGCATCAACTGTATCTGTCGATGTTTCTAGTCTTGTCAATGTACCTTCCAAAGGGCCAGCTTCAACATTTCTCAGTCTTAAGATTTGGTCTTTCATAGTATCTGTAAAGTCTGCAACCTTCTTGTTTAATGTTAATTGTAAAACTTTATTTGCTTGATTATTTGTAGAATTAAAAGAATAATTTGCATTTAGTATCATATAAGTTTGATTAGAAATATTGTGAAATGGAATATTGACTATTGCTGTATTACCAGGAGTAACATCTAAAACATTATGAACTTTTATTTTTCCTTGAATTTTTGGGTCTTTATTTTCTGATAAGTAAGCTGTTGCTCTATCTGTTGCTGCGGAATAGTCTTTTATAATATCGTCAGATATTACTTTTGTTTTTGGACCATACGCTGCAATACTTGTAGAATCTTCTTTAAAACTTAAAATTGGAGTATTTCTTTCATAATCGACTGAAATATTTGCTGCTCCTGATGCTGGAATATTATCTCCTGCTGACAATCCACTAACAAATACAATATTCTTTGAATTAAAATCAACTACATACTTCAAGTCAGTTTCAAATTCTGGGTTGTCCATGCCAAACACACCGCCAGGCTGCTGTAAAACATCATCTACAAAAACTCTTGAATTATGTGGTTTATCTGTTAATGTGAAAACACTACCCGCTCCAATACCACCAACATCTCTATTACCTGTTAATATTCGACCTCCATATACCCACACTTTATTGAATATTTCTGAATCATCTGTAGTAAAGGATGCATTAGTTACATTAGTATTATCAAAAGTTAATCCTGATGAAATACTATCCTTTACTAAAAAATGAACATCTTTATCTGCATCTACATAAAAATAATATCCTGCCAAGTCTGCTAATTCTTTTAAGGCATCAAATATATTCTTATGATTAAAACCAATTTTATCAACTGTTGTTCCTGTTGTCGTATCCATATTAACAGTAGTAACAACACCTTCAGCATTATTACTAACAACAACTTTAGCAATTTCTCCTACATCTCGGTTTTCATATACAACTGGCTGAATTGTCATATCTTGGAGGACTGCACCATAATCTCTACCTAATAGTTTAAGTGTTTCGTTATTATTATTTCCTTGATAATCTAGTTTTTCAATTACTCCTGTAAATATTTTTGTTGTTGCTGGACTACTATCTTTGTCTGCATAAATAATTACTTCATCGTTTAAACTAAAAGTATCATCATATTTTCCAGAATAATTGTTAAATTTAATAGTAAAATTAGATGTTGCATTAAATTGACCAATGCTTCTGTCAATAGATATATCCTTACTATCAGAATACTCTACTCCACCAATTGTTAATTTTGTATAAATCACCATAATTATAGTAATACTAACTGTAATATTACCATAAACACAGTTAGCCCTCCAATTGATTTATACACCACTTTCTTTAAACAATCTACTTCAACTTCTTGTTCTTGAAGTCGTGCTTCTTGTGCTACCACCTTACCATTCAATGTTTTCAGATGTTCTTCAATCTTTGAAGTCCTCTCTTTAAGGTCCATAAGAAGTTCAATTATCTTATCGTGTCTTTGTGCTGAAATATTACTTTCTGCCATTAACTTAATGCCACCTTTTTAGTTAATTCACTTTGAAGACTATCTGCAATATCTGTTCCTGTCATTCCATTGATGTCTCCATTAATATTAATAACTGTTGCTCCACTTGAAGACGATGATGATGGCGCTTTCAAAAATTCTATTTCCTTACCTTTAACAAACTCTAAATTTACAGTTGGTATGTTTAAATTTTTAAATAATTTGCCAATTAATGGTATTCTTGCAAGAGCATTAATCATTTTATTTACTAAACCGATAATTCCGTTTATTGCCTTCTCAATAAAATCAACAATAAAGTTCCAAACATTCACCACAACATTCCTAATTCCAATAAATACGTTAGCTATAATTACTCCCAATCTTTTGTATTCGTCTGTAATTTGTGACCAATGTTTTGCAGTCCATTTGAATATTGCTACCAAACCAACTAACGCTGCTACAACTAATGCTATAATTCCAATCCACCAAAAGTTTACTGCTGCGAATGCTGCTGATGCTGCTGTAACAACCATTATTGCTCCTGCAACTACTAACAATACTGCTGCTAAAGCTCCTAATATTACTACACCTGCTTTCACTGGTCCTGGTAATGCTGAAAACCATCTAACTACTATTAATACAGCTCCTGTGACTGCTTCAAGTGCAGGCAATAATGCTTCTCCCAACTCTGCTCTTAAATTTGCTGTTTCTGCTTTCAAAATCCTTTGTCTGTTAGCCAAATCATCGGAAGTGTTCAAAAAGTCACCAGCAGTCTTATCTGTCTGTGCCATAATACTTCCGTATCTTGCCATTATTTTTTGAGTCTCAGTTAATTTTGTTCCTGCTTCTCCTATTCCATTTGCATAAGCATATGTCTTAATACTAGCTGCACTAACATCAATACCATATCTTCGTAGTCCTTCTGTCTCACCTGCTAAACCCGCCTGCATTAATACTTGAGCTTGTGCCAAATCTATATTCATAACGGATGCAAAATCTGCTGTCCTACCTGTCATTTTTCCAACTACATCAGCAACATTTCCACCATCACTAGCTATTACTTCTGCAAAAGCACTAAATCTTACTGCTCCTTCATTAAATGCTTGTTTTGACATACCAAAAGATGTTGCTGAACTCTCACCAATCTTTAATATTTCATCTGCAGTATCACCAAAAACCACATTAACAGCATTTACACTTTCACCTAAATTACTTGCATCCTTTGCCAAACCACTCATTACTCCTAATCCAACAACTCCAACAGCTACCATACCTGCTCCCAAAGCCAACATATTTTTATTGACTCCTGCAAATACTCCAGATGTTTTATCAACTGCTTGAATTAATACTGTTACTGTTGCACCTGCTGCTGCTCCACCTAAAAATCCTGCCATCTTATTTTTGTACCTCCTTAACTTTGTCTTTTATTAACTTTTGAATCTTTGTTTTATTTCGTTTAAGAGAATTTCTAAAATGTGAACGAGCTGGAACTTTGCTTGTTCCATATTCCATATAGGTTGCATGTTTGACATTACTAAAAACCTTTCCTACCTCACCTTTTGCTACTCCGGTTACTGAATTAAGTAACTGGCCAGTATCTACGCTTTCAGGTTCAATTCTATTTCCAGCAATAGATTCTTTTACTTCTCCTTCTAAAAACATTGTTGCTTCTTTAACACCTTCTTCTGCCTTTTTCACAGCCAATCTTACTGACTTTTTCATTGATGCCAAAGCTATGGCTGTTCCTAATAGCTGACATTTTACTTTAATTGCCATTATCTATACCTTCCTCTGCTTGATTTATTTTTTCTCTCCATTTTTTTCTGTTCCTGTTCTTGTTTCTTTGTGCTTCGATTTGCACTATCCACAAGACCATTGATTTCAGGATATGTTAAATTAGGAATGGTAAAATATGTATATCCCTTCTTGTGAAGGAAAGTAATCATATCTAACTCATTCTCTATTTTTTTTTTAACATCAATTCCTGATTTTGTAAAACTTCGTCGGTTTTGTCACCAACTTCTTTTTGTGTTAAACCTAAACTTATTGCTAAGATAGCCTGGTTAATTGCGACAGCTAATTGTGGTTTCATATCAGCGAGTTCTTCATCAGTCAATTTTGGTGAAACTAATCCACTCTGCATAATCACAGTATCAGCATTTAAACGCTCTTGTGAATCTGTAGAAGTTGCCATCTGATGTATTTCTTGCAGCTTTCCTCTTGTTAAAGGAACTAGTTTAACTGTAAAATCTCCATCAATATTTTCTAACTTAACTTCTTGTGGTATTAAATTTCCACCCTCTCCTCTTGAAAAAATTAATTGTTCTTTTGTTATTTCCATTTTGTATCCTCCATTGTATTTAGTTTAATATGAATGAAGGCTTTGGTATACTTACCAATCCCCTTCTCTACTCTTATTTCTTTATTCTTTATCATTTTTATTGAGTTAAAACTAAGTTTGCCATTTTATATATTCTAATTCGCGCATCTAAGTTAAATTCCATGTTATCTGTAGTTCCCAAAGGAACCTAGTGGAATTTATCTGCAAAGACGCTTGAATCTGCTATCTTTGGAATAATCTCTATACATCTGAAAACCTGCTCCTGTGTCTGAACGTTCAATTACTAAACCTTCATCAACACTAGACTCTTCTGGTTCATCACCACCAACGTCACCTTTAGTTTCGTCAG